CCGTAGAAAAAGCTACACGTTTTAGCGGAAATATTAACTTAAATTTAAAAAACGAGAAATTGCCAATAGAATTGAATTTAAAAAATTTTTCGCATTCATACAACGAACGGTCAAATATCCCAGAAGAATTAGTAATAGAAATTTTAAAAAAAGTTAAAAAGGAGTTAGAAAATGAATAAACAGAAATTGATAAGAAAGTATGAAGAATTGTTGAAAGAACACAGCCCTTTCCATGAGCCTGTACCTTATACTTCAATGGTTGAACTTTTTTTGAAAGAGTTGAAACAACTAGACGAACCGCAGAAAGTCACAATCCCGCAGTTTGTAGCGGATTGGATTGAGGTTGCTGAAACTGTCTATTCTTTATCGGGTGGTATGACGTATGGAGGTCCAGGAGTTAATAAGTGGTTAGAAAATAAGGATAACCAAAGAACATTTGTTCTAGCCTGGTTTGACGGCTACGAGGTCGAGAAAGAAAAGCGGTATAAAGTAGTGATAAAAGAAACAAAACAACCGCTATATTATAATGCTTCAGATGATAAACTATTCTTCTCTATGGGTAAAATAGCTTCACACTTCACCAGACAACAACTTGAAAAACTAAACTTCGGCTGGGTGTTTGATTGTGAAGGGATTGAAGTCGAGGAGGTAACAGAATGATACCAAAATTCAGAGCGTATGATAGTGGCTCGTTAAGTCGTATGTACCAACCAGACGAAGTGATGGTCTGTGATGGGAAAATTTGGATACAGGATGAAGATTCTGAGGCTAACGAATGGATTGTAAATAATGACCTTAACCTCATGCAGTCAACAGGACTCAGAGACAAGAATGGTCAAGAAATCTTTGAGGGGGATATAGTTAATTACAAAGGCAGAAAAGCAGTTATCAAATGGCATGGCTCTTACGCAAGTTTTATTTACAGATTTGTAGATGAACTGCAAGAAAGGGTTTCAGAATGGCACCCACTATTTCTAGCTTATTATCACTTTGAAGTTATTGGTAACATCTACGAAAATCCAGAGCTTTTGGGGGTCACAGATTGAAACGATTCTTAATCGGCTATTGCCTACTTACCACTTGTCTATTATTCATGCAACGTAGTCAGCTAGATAGACCCTTGTTAGTCTATCGTGCTGATAGTAAGTACGCTATCGCTGGCAAGGTTACAGAAAAACGAAAAATCGGAAGTTTGTTCACTATCACGATTGACGGGAATGTTTTCGTGGTGAGCGAAGAACGATATAAAAATATTGTAGTAGGTCAAGAAGTGGGGATATGAAAAAAGTCATACTTAAAATTAAAAAAAGATTTTTTAAATCAAAATCGCCATCAAAGAATTTTATGAGAACGAATATTGATGCCTATATTGATGCTTTTAAGGAACAGAAAGGAGATAGCAAAAACATGACGACAAACATGGAATTACTAGCGCACAGAGTTGAGCAATGGGCGAAAGAGCGAGGATTGGACAATCCAAACAATAGCACGGCGCAAGCGTTGAAATTATTTGAGGAAGCGGGCGAACTTGCACAAGCGCATTTAAAAGAACGTGAGCAAGACGGTAAAGATGCAGTCGGGGACATTTTGGTAGTGCTAACTATCTATTGTCAACAGAAAGGCTGGAGCATTGCTGAATGCTTTGAACTAGCTTACAACGAGATCAAGAACCGAAAAGGAAAGATGGTAAACGGTTCATTCGTGAAAGAGGGAGATTTATAATGAGCGATAACGTAAATAAACCGAGACATTACATTTCAGAAAGCGGGATTGAAGCCTTGGATGTGATTGATGCTTTCAAACCTTGCCCCGAATACAAAGCCGGCTTCTTTTGGGGTAACGTAGTGAAGTATGTTTTGCGCTTCCACAAAAAGAACGGTGTCGAAGATTTGAAGAAAGCGGAGTTTTATTTAAAACGGCTGATTGAGGAATTAGATCATGGAAGTAGAAAATGAAAATGAATACGCACTCTATCAGCAAGACACGTTTTTATCTTGCGGAACTTTAAAAGAGATAAGCGAAGAAACTGGAATATCCATCAAGCAACTACGCTATTATTCTTTTGATTTGTACGTCAAGAAGTGTCCGAACGGGAAACGACTAATAAAACTTGAAGTCGATAAACTAAGCAAGAAACAATGTGAGCGTTTTGCATTCATGCTGAAGCAGAAACGACTTGACAAGAAATTATCACGCAATGAACTTTCTGAAATTTTGGGTTATACAGTATCAGAAATTGAGAAATGGGAAAACAAACGCAAACAACCGAATTATTACATTGTCGAAGATGTGGCAACCTATTTCAAAGTACCGGTCAATGTTTTGATAGGCGAAGCATGAGGAAAGGGGCGCAAGTGTTATTTCAAGAAATCAACGAGAAAAAGACAATTTCAAACGTGAAGAAAGTATTGCGACAATATCCACGCATTCGTGAAATCGCTTGCGACTTACCCGAACAACGAGTAACGCAATTAATCACGTTTGAACCGAGAGGAAGCAATGGCCCGTCTAAGCAAGTCGAAAAACTAGCAATCAGACGGGTGGACGCTTCAAGAGAATTGGAAGAAATCGAGCAAGCAGTTAGTCGCTTATTCAATCCAAAATATCGCTTTATTTTGTTTAATAAATATTTAGCGACTGAACCGATGCTGAATTACGAGATACAAGAAAAGCTATGGATCGAAAAAACAAAATTTCAAGACTACTTAAACCGAGCGTGTCTTGCGTTCGCTGAACAGTATAGAAACGGTGATTTAATCGCTTTCAAAAGTGAACTTTTTGCGGAAACATGAAACGTTTTAAAGTGGTATTATAGTAGTGTCAGATAGACCAAAGGTTTGACAAACTTCTTTATATTATTTTACAAAGGGCATTGCGCCCTTTATGGCGGCGATAGGATTCTCTACTATTTTGGTTTTCACACAGATAAGCTCTCCAAACTTTTTGTTTCCCCGGTTCGATTCCGGGCGCCGTCTTAATGACTACACAAAAATAAAAAAAGAAAAGGTAACAATATACTATTGGTTCTGATAGAGGTTAGTAGTCGCCTCTCGTTAAGTCACTCATTGAGTGGCTTTTTGATTTTTAAGAAGTGGAGGTGATGGAAAGTTGAATGAATTGACGATAAAACAAAAGAAATTTGCAGATGAGTACATCATCTCAGGCAATGCGACAAATTCTTATAAAAAAGCGGGTTATCGTGCTTCTAGTGATAGAGTGGCAGGCGTTGAAGGTCATAAGTTACTAAAAAATCCTAAGATTAAAACCTATATAGAAGAACGGTTGAAGCAACTTAATTCTGAAAAGATTGCGGACCAGCAAGAAGTCCTTGGCTACCTAACATCAGTAATGCGAGGAGAAACCCAAGAACAAACTCTATGCAGCATCGGCGAACTTGGCCAACAAGTTATCGATATCGATGTTGGAGCAAAAGATAGAATCAAAGCAGCCGAGCTTTTAGGTAAACGTCATAGGCTTTGGACAGACAAAGTAGAGGCTGACGTTTCTGGAACGGTGGTGTTTGCGAATGAGTCAGACATACCAGATTAAGCAGAATGATATTGTCGTGGACTTACCGAAGACGGTAGGGGCTGGATATGGTCAGTTTTGGCGCTCGAGAAATCTTTACCGAGTTGTAAAGGGCTCCCGTGGTTCGAAGAAGTCAAAGACGACTGCTTTGAACTATGTTACCCGCATTTTGAAATATCCCTGGGCGAATTTACTTGTTATTCGTAGATACTCAAATACGAACAAGCAATCGACTTACACGGATTTCAAGTGGGCAGCTAACCAACTGAAAGTCGCTCATAAATTCAAATTCAACGAGTCGTTGCCTGAGATAACCGTCAAGGAGACAGGTCAGAAGATTCTCTTCCGCGGTTTGGATGATGAACTTAAAATCACATCTATCACAGTAGATGTAGGCATCTTATGCTGGGCATGGTTTGAGGAAGCGTATCAAATCGAGACTGAAGATAAGTTCAGTACAGTCGTCGAATCTATTCGTGGTAGTTTAGATGTGCCTGATTTCTTTAAACAAATCACAGTCACGTTTAACCCATGGAATGAGAGGCATTGGCTCAAGCGCGTCTTCTTTGACGAAGAGACCAAACGAGCCGATACGCTTTCGATGACGACTACTTATCGATGTAACGAGTGGCTTGATGAAGTCGATATCAAACGCTATGAAGATTTGTATCATACGAATCCGAGACGTGCGAGAATCGTATGCGACGGCGAGTGGGGTGTCGCTGAAGGTTTAATCTACAACAACGTGACTGTCAAGGAATTTGACAAAGACGAGTTGCTACAAAACCCTGATAACAAGTTGTGCATCGGTCTTGACTTTGGTTTTACTCACGATCCAACCGCTTTGTGTTGCTCGCTCATAAACGACAAAACAAAAGAAATACACATATTTGACGAAGCGTACAGAGTCGGTCTGATAACTAAGGAAGTCGCTAAGATGATAAAGGACAAAGGATATCATCGCTCGACAATCATCGCAGATAGTGCAGAGTCACGGCTAATCGAAGAGCTCAGGTCAGAGCATGGCATATCTCGAATCAAAGAGAGTAGGAAAGGAAAGGATAGTATCATGGCAGGCGTATCCAAATTGCAAGGATACGCTATTTATGTACATCCGAGCTGTGAACATATCATGGACGAATTTTACAGTTATTGTTATCAACGAGATAAAGAAGGGAATTGGTTAAACAAGCCAGAAGATAAGAACAACCACTTGATGGACGCATTACGATATAGTCTTCAATGTATTGAAGGTGTCAAAGCTACTGTTCGCAGACGGTCAGATTTTGGCTTATAGAAAGGAATTAAATGTATCAGATTTTAACTTATCCGAGAGAGGGATACGATGAAACAGCTTTGAACAAGGAATTGATTTATAAGCTGATTCAAAAACACGCTCAAGAACGCGGTCGCTTGCGTGATTTAAAGAAATATTATATGGGAGAACATGCTATTTTGAAGCACAAGCGACGAAACAAGAACGCTCCAAACTTTAAAACAGTAGCAAATCATGCGAAAGATATTTCGGACACTGCCACAGGTTACTTCATGGGCAACGCTATTAAGTACAACAACACTGCTGAAGGTGATATCGAGTCCTTGCTTGTAGCATTTGATGGTGCTGAAATTGACCAAGTGGACACTCAGAATGCTTTGAACATGTCTATCTACGGACGTGCTTACGAGTACATCTATGCAAAAGAGGGACTGACTGAACTCGATTCAACCAGCGTAGATCCTGAGAATGTATTCCTGGTTTATGATGACAGTATCGAACGCAAGGTTCTTTTTGCAGTTTACTACTACGAAATCAAGGATGATACGAAGGATGCGACTAAGTATCAAGCTGAAGTCTTCACTCAAAACTTGCACTATCACATTGTGCTGCGGGATTCAAGCGCAGGAACAACACAAGATGAGCAAGTAGAACCGCATAATCTTGGTCAGGTCCCGATTATCGAATACCGAAACAATCATTTTGCAATTGGTGATTACGAGCAACAAATCAGCTTGATCGATGCTTACAACTCGTTAATGGGTAATCGTGTCAACGACAAAGAACAAGCAGTTGAGTCTATTCTCGTACTGTACGGTGCGCAATTGGCCGACAGCCTGGAAGATGCTAGAAAAGCGATGAGAATCCTTGTTGAAGAAGGTCTTTTGGAATTACCAATAGATGCCAAAGCTGACTTCTTAAAAAATGCACTTGATGAGAATGCTACTGAAATTTTGCGTAAGGCTTTGAAAGAAGACATCTACACGTTCAGTCATGTGCCGAATCTGACAGATGAGAACTTCGCAGGGAATAGCTCAGGCGTAGCCATGGAATTCAAGCTGCTAGGTCTTGAGATGATTACTAAGACTAAGGAAGCGAACTACAAGCGTGGTATCCGTCAACGTATCAGCATTTTTGCTCATTATCTTGGCATGCAGCAAATTGCTCTTGAAGCACATTCAATTGTGCCACAGTTTAGCCGTGGTTTACCTAAGAACTTACTTGAATTATCACAGGTTATCAACAATCTTGAAGGTAAGGTGTCACTTCGTCAGCTTATTTCTCTCTTGCCATTCGTCGAGGATCCTGATGCTGAATTGGAAGACCTCGAAGAAGAGAAAGAAAAGAACATGGAACGTGCGCCATTCTTTAACCAGGCAAACACGAAGCCGAATGAAGAGGTGACGGATGAAGAACCAAGACTATTGGACCAAGAGGAAGGCTAATCTCATCTATGAGCAGATGGATAAGGCCGAAAAGCAAGCAGACAAGTTTGATAAAGTCTACAAAGAATCAAAAGCTTATTTAGACAAGCAAATCAACAAAATCTTTGACAAGTTTCAACGTGATTACGGTTTGAGTGAGCGTGATGCTCGTCATGTTTTGAAAAACATGAAGGACCAAAAAGACCTGAACGAACTTCGCAAGGTTCTTGAAGCAAGACCGGACGACCCAAATATTCAAAGGTTACTGGCTGATTTGGACAGTCCGGCTTACGCTTATCGCATGAAACGACTTGAACGGTTAAGCGCTGACTTGGATTCGATGCGTAGTTCTATCTACCTTTCTGAGAAGAAAGACTCAGATGCCTTTTATAGCGACCTTATGAAGGATAGCTATTACAAGGCTACCTTTGACTTGCAGCAGCAAACAGGACTTGCTTATAGTTTCTCCGACTTACCTGAAACAGAAATCAAACGTCTACAAGGTCTAAAGTGGACAGGAGAGGCCTATTCGGACAGAATATGGTCAAATACTGGGGCGCTTGCTTCAAGTGTAAAAGACGAGCTTTTGGTGAGTCTTATGACTGGCCGAAGCGTAAGAGATACGTCTCAAACAATCGCAGAACGTTTTGAGGTTGGCCAAAATAAAGCTAGACGCTTGGTTCGGACGGAATCAGCGTTCTTTCATAACCAGATGGAACTGCTTAGCTATGAAGATGCCGAGATTACAAAGTACAAATTTGTAGCCGTATTAGATAGGCGCACGTCTCACATTTGCCAGGAGCATGACAACAAGGTCTATGATACGGACAAAGCTGTTCCTGGTGTGAACTATCCGCCTTTGCATCCGTGGTGTAGGTCTACGACTATTGCACACGATGATGATATCGACTATAGCAAGCTCGAACGCAGGGCTAGAAATCCTGAGAATGGTAAGGTCGAGTATGTGCCTGCTGATATGAGTTATAAAGAGTGGTATAGCAAATATGTAGATGGTAAGGAAGATGTCAAAGAATCTAAGCCAGAAGTGGATGACAAGGTTTTTGTAGCTGATAAGTCAAGTGAAATAGACGACTTCTTTAAGAAACAAAAATCTTATCAGAAGTGGTATAATGGGCTTACAGAGGAAGAAAAACACGCAATCTATTCTTACACTACCAGTGATTATCACGATTTCAATAATATTAAACGCTTTGGACTTGATAAGGCACTTGAAATTAAGAAAGAATTTTGGCTAGATGAACACGGCGAAGCTGATTTAGAATATGCGTTGGAAGAAGTTAGGAGAACAAAAAACAAAATTCCTATACTTGAAAAAGCTTTGTCAGATTTTGCGCCTGAAAAAGCTTTTAAAGCATATAGAGGTACTGGATCTGTTTCGGCTTTAGGGGAAGATTTAGGCTATTTGGATCTAGAGGTTGGCCAAGAACTTTCTTTGGATAAATCTTTTACATCATTTAGTTTAGATAAAGGTTATGCAAGGGAATTTGCTCGTGACGGCGACGGCGCAAATATTTTGTTTGAAGTTACTATTAAGAAAGGCCAAAAAACCGGCGCTTACATTGCTGAATTAGCAGATTTTAACCCTGAAAAAGAATATCTTATGAAACCTAACTTGAAATATAATGTTATTTCTAAAACAGAAACCGAAGACGGATTGCTTGTTTATGGTTTGGAGGTGTTAGAAAATGGGATTTAGTAAAAAATTTATTGAAATAGTATTCTCTAAAAGGGAAGATGAATATAACAGAAGTATTTTTGTTGAACTTGAAGAATTAATTGAAATCTCAGATGAAGATTTAAGTTATTTTGGCGAGGGTATTTTCTACTGCTTGCCTCGTAATAAAATTATTGAAGACAACAAAGATAGAATAAGAAAAGAATATAATCTTTCTAACGAAATGCCAAAAATAAACGGCATCTACTTACCGACTTTTTTAAAAATGAGAGCATGGGATAGAATTAGAAAGACCAAGCCAAGTTTAAAAGAAATAATCGAATTGACAAAAAAAGAAAGCGTTTAGAAATTCTAAGTGCTTTTTTCGTGCTCAGAAAAGAAAAGAGGAGCTGATGAATAAGTATAAAAAGTTGATAGAATTGATTGAAAATAACGGTCTTGAGATACAATCTAAGAAATGTTATGATCCACAGAGTGCTTGGCATGGTGAGGAGTTATGGATTGTTGATAAAGAAAACGGAACTGAAATTTTTGATTTATCTATAAATGGATATTGCTTCAATGATACCTCTGTTGATAAAGCAATTGATGAACTTAACAGTTATTTATCTCTTAAAAACATGAATACTTTTGATGCTTTCAAAGAATGGGTAGAAAAGAATGCTAAGTCTCAAGAAGATGCATAGAAAGGAGTAAATGATGTTCATTTGGGAATGGGTGCTAATAGCACTAGGTTGGTTAGTGTTCTTGATGGTTATAGCGTTTTGCTTATCACTCACAAGAAGCCTAATCGATGAGTTCAGTAAAAGAAAGTAGGTGATCCAACATCTTGACCGGCAGGAATAGACTGCTGCTTAATACCGTTACTTAACCGTGTCAAATTTGATGCGGTTTTTATATTGTCCGAGCATTGATGACATAAAAAGCCATGGAATTATACAGTCGGGGACGACTTTAAAAATAGGAGGTTCGTAATGAACGAAGAAACACAAACAGTCGAAACGGTTGAAGAACAAAAGGTACCTGCAGAACCTACTATCGAAACCCAACCGCAAGACGAGAAGAAGTACACAGATGCAGAAGTCGATGCCATCATCGACAAGAAATTTGCTAAGTGGAAATCAGAGCAGGAAGCCAAGGAAAACGAAGCTAAGAAACTTGCTAAAATGAATGCTGACGAGAAACAAAAATATCAGTTAGATCAGCGTGAACAAGAACTGGCCAATCGTGAACAAGCTATTGCTCGTAAAGAGTTGACCGCAGAAGCTAAAGCGATGTTAAGTGAACGTGGCTTACCAGTTGAGTTAGTATCCGTGGTTGATTTGTCAAACGCAGAAGCCGTGACTGAATCAGTCGCAAGCATTCAGAAAACGTGGGAGGATGCAGTCCAGAAAGGTGTATCTGACCGAATGAAAGGTAGCGCACCTATCAAGACTGCGCCAACTAATCAGCAAGAAGTTGTAGAAAAATGGAAAAAAGACTTTTTGCGCTAGAAAATAAAAAATAATGAGGTAAAAATAAATGGCATTTGAAGAATTAAACACAGCAGAATCACGCAAGCATCATCTTGGAATTATTGAAGATGTTATTGCGGTACAATCATACGCAACACCACTCTTGACACCAAACGAAGCAGTAACTCTTAACGGTCGCTCATTCACTGTCGCAACAGGTAACACAACTGGTCTTAAAGATTACAAACGTAATCAAGATAACGAATTCGATCACGTTGAAGTTGAAGAAAAAATCTACACTCTTGAAGAAGAAAAATACTGGGGCCGTTTCGTTGACCAATTGGATGAACGTGACTCAAACGGTCAAGTCGACATCGATTATGTAATTGCTCGTCAAGCTGCTGAAGTAGTCGCTCCATACCTTGACAAGCTTCGTTTTGATGCCGCACTTGGTAATGTAAGCGAAAATGTTGTTATGGGCAAAGAAAAAGGTGCAAACAACGCTTACAATGCAGTTCTTGATGTTTCTGAAAAATTGGATGAACTTGGAATCACCAAAGAACGCTTGCTCTTTGTCACTCCAAGCTTCTACAAGGCTATCAAATCTGAAATCGTGCGTTTGCCACAAGGTGACGCAGACAAGAAAGTTCTTGGCAAAGGATATGTTGGTGAATTGGATGACTACACAGTCTACAAAGTACCTTCTAAATTCTTGCCAAATGTAAATGCCCTTGCCGCTGCACCTGGTGTCGTTACATCACCAATTCAAATTGACAACACTAAGTACAACGACAACGTGCCTGGTCGATTTGGTGAATTGGTAGAGCAATTGCTTTACACTGGAGCTTACGTCCTTGAACACTTCCAAAAATACATCATCACAATTGCAGATGCTAAACCTGCTTCTAAAGAATCAGCTCAAGGTAAAACAGTGAACCGTGCAAAAGCGTGGAAGTCTGGTTCTGATTACAAAAAAGGCGACACAGTGACTCATGAAGATAAAGTCTATGTTGCTATCAAAGACATCGCTGGATCAACCAACAAACCAGATTCTGACTCAGCTAACTGGAAGGTTAAATAACGAGGCCTGACCCATGAAAGTCAGAGTCAAGCAAGCGTTCAATGATTGGCAAGCTAATGTAGTTCGACAAGAGAACGAAGTCTTTGAAATGACAGAAGAACGTTTTAACGAACTGTCGCATAATCTCAAGGAAGGGTTCTCGGTCGACATCGCAGATGTAGTTGAAATCATTGACGAAGAAGAAACCGAAGCACAAGGAGACGAGACGACTCCTTTAGATTAGGAGGTCTTATGGAACTTGGAAAACTAAAAACATTGACGGGCGAGAGTGACGAAGCAGTCCTCTCGTCTTTAATTTTACGGGCAGAAAACATCATTTTATCAGAAACTAATCGGGACAATCTCACTCCTGCGCTTGAAAGGCTTATCCCTGAACTTGTAATTGAGCTCTACAATCGCTCAGGAAGTGAAGGAGAGCAGTCTAGAAGTGAAGGTGGTATCTCTGTTACCTACGGAGAGAACGGATTGTCTACAGGCGTTTTACAGCGTATTCGGATGCATCGCTTAGCGAGGGTGGCAGGCCATGTTTTTGAAAAAGAATAGACTGAAACCTTATAACCTCAAACGATTCAAGAAAATCGTGACAGACGAGGGGATTGCTAAAGAAGGATACACGGACAAGGTTGAAGAAGTTCGACTTGAATTGTGGCCAGCGAGCAGCAAACTACAATCTGAGATTTACGGCGAACGCTTGAATGATATCTTGAATGCGAATACGAGCAAAGATGCAAACATTAATGTCAAAGATGGTGTTTGTATCGAGAGCAAGACAGAAGTCACGCATCGGGTTATCTCAAAGAAAGTGTATAGCCAACATCAGGTATTGGAGTTAGAACGTGTCAGATTTAATCGGAGCAGATAGCTTAATCGCTAAATGCCGTAAGCTGGCAAGCAAACAAGTAGGCGATGACATCGTCAGGCGTGCGGTCTTAAATGCGTGTAAAAATGTAGTTCAAGCAGAAGCTAAACTCAGAGCGCCAGCAAATGAGGGCGAGTTGAGGAATAGCATCAAAGTAAGAGCTAGGATTGAAGGTAGCCGAGCAATCGGTGAAGTTTTCACGAATTCAGATCACGGCGCTTATGTCGAACTTGGAACAGGTCCGAAAGGACTAGCAAATCATTCGGGTATATCGCCTGAAGTGAGCGTGTCTTATCGGTCAACGCCTTGGTACGTGCACGAAGACCAAATCAACGTAGGACCTTACCACTTTGGAAAAAGAGGTGAGTTCTACAAGATGTATGGTCAGCCGGCGCAACCTTACTTGTACCCTGCCTTGAAGGACAACCAGGAACGTGTATCGAACAACATCTCTAAATACGTTAGTAGGAAGATAAAGGAACAGATATAATGATCAATATTAAACCCGTAATTTACAAAGAATTGCAGAAGGTCGCAGATAATGTGACCGATACTTATCCGGACGATTGGGAGAACTTCCCAGTCGTCATTTTTTTAGAAGAACAAAACAAACCAGGTGAATGGTATGACGAGAAAGAGCGCAAGTCGAATATCCGCTACAAAGTTGATATATTCGACAAAGACAGTACAAGTAGTCTAGCAGTTGAAATCGACAAGATTTTTGCATCGTTAGGATTACGAAGAACTGACTGTCAAGATGTTCCGGATCCATCACACTTACGTCATAAGTTGATGCGATTCGAAGGTATCGTCGACCTAAATTCACAATTGGTTTATCAATACAGAATGGAGAATTAATAGATGTTAGCAAATGGAATTAAGCTCGCTTATGGAAAAGCTAAAGGAACTTATACTGACCTTGTAGGACTTAAAGAAGTACCTGAATTCGGTATCGAACCTGAAAAGGTTGAAAACACAACCCTTGCAGATAAGGTGAAAAAATACGAATTTGGTATTGGTGATGCAGGAGAGCTTGAGTACAAGTTCGCTTATGATAACTCAAGCACAACTTCTTCTTACCGTGTTTTGCGTAAGGCAGCGGAAGATAAGGAGAAACTCTTCTTTGAACAAACTTACCCAGATAAAACTAAGGTTCAATTTGAAGGTCAAGTATCTGTCAAACTTGGCGGTGGCGGTGTGAACTCTGTCATTGAGTTTACTCTTAAAATCGCATTGCAATCTGAACTTGAATTTACAGATGGAATTGGAGGCTAATAGATGACTAATCTACCATACGCAGTTTGGCAAGTCAGTGAGGATAAGGAGTTGAAGCTTCGCCTAACATCCTTGCAAGCGACGAAAGTCGAAGAAAAAATCGGAATGAATTTGCTTAAGGTGTTTATGCCTGCAGAAGGCGAATCTTTCACATTGCCACCTTTGAAGGTGATGTTGCTCTTAACTCATGGAGCCCTTCAAAAATATGAGCACGGCATTTCATTCGAAGATGTATCTGATCTATATGATTCTTACGTGGATAATGGCGGTGACCAGGCAGCGTTTATGGCAGATGTTGTCTTGCCGATGCTTCAAGTATCGGGTTTTATGCCGCGGGAGAAAACAAACAAGAAGAAAGCTCCCAACAAATCCAAAGCCAAAATGGAAGTAGTCGACTAGAAGAGACTACAGTCCATTCAGTAAAAGAAATGGTTGAGAGGCTATATCCGATGTTTTTAGATATCGGAGGAAAGCCTCTCGATTTTTGGGATTTAACCATATTAGAAATCAGAGACATGATTGAAAGTCACAATCGTGTCACGATTCAAAAACAAAAAGAAAAAATAGTTGAATCTTACAGGCTTTCGCAGATGATAGCGAATAACGTATCCTTGTTGCTTTCGAAAGAAGCTAAACAGCTTGATGTTTGGGACTACGCTCCGGACTTGTTCCAGGAAGAGAGAGACCAAGTCGAAAAAGCAAGGCAAGAACAAGAAATGAGGATGCATAAGGAACGCATGCGCGCATTCGCTGAAAGTCATAATCGAAAAATGAAAATGAAAGGAGAATAGATGGGAGTTACTCTTGACGAGCTTAAGGTAATGATTGATGCTGAAATCGCACCTTTCAAGAGCAAGATGAAAGAAGTCGAGAACAGAGTCAAAGATGCATCTGGCAAGGTCCAAGAATCAACCAACAAGATCAAGGCACAGTCTGGTTCTATGTTGGGTACATTTGCTAAATTGGCTAAATTCGCTGGGCTGGCATATCTTGGTAAGAAGATGCTCGATGTCGGTATGTATTCGACTCAAATGGCTCTTGAAGTCACAGCAGCAGTCAACCAAATCAAACGCCAAATGGGCGAGAGCTCGCAGACATTCTTAAAATGGGTTAACGACAACGCGAATGCTATGAATATGGGTGTTGGTGAAGCGACAAAATATGGGGCGGTATATTCAAACTTATTTTCTGGCTTTATCAAAGACTCGAACAAGCTTAGCGCTTATACTGCTAAGATGCTTCAGACATCAGCAGTTGTCGCAGAGGGTTCAGGTCGTAGTATTACGGACGTTATGGAGCGTATTCGTTCAGGTTTGCTCGGAAACACCGAAGCAATTGAAGATTTGGGAATCAACGTCAATGTGGCGATGATTCAATCTACTGAAGCGTTCAAGCGTTTTGCAAATGGCCAAAGCTGGGACCAGTTGGATTACCAGACACAACAACAGATTCGACTTATGGCTATCCTGGAACAAGCGACCGCCAAATATGGTACAACCTTGTCTCAGTCAGTCAACGGACGAATCAGCTTGTTTAAATCATTGCTGAAAGATGCTGCACTTAACGTAGGGAACGCATTCCTACCAATCGTAAACGCAGTCATGCCAGTCTTGAACTCGTTCGCTATGGTGCTGAAGAATGTTACTGCTAAATTGGCCGAATTTATCGCTTTGATGTTTAACAAAAAAGCAACTGTAAAAGACGGCGGTGTAGCCGGAGCAGTCAATGACATGAACGGCTCGCTACAAGATGCAGCAGGAGGCGCAGGAGACCTCGCAGATGCCATGGGTGACGCAGATGATGCTTCAGGTGGTATGGCCGATAACCTCGACGACACAGCCAAGTCAGCCAAGAAAGCCGTTAAGGAATTACTTGGTCTAATGGGATTTGATGAAATCAACCTATTAGGTAAGAAAGATGATTCTGGTGATGATGACGGTGCTGGAAAAGGCAAAGGCGGAGGCGGCGGAGGTAAAGGTAAGAAAGGAAAGGGAGGCGGTGGCGCACCTTTCAAGGATATCTTGCCAGAAGTAGCTCTTACTGATATGGATAACCAATTCAAGAGCATTTTTGATGGCTTAGGAAACAAGCTGAAAGGGCTATCTGACCTCTTTAGCAAAGGTTTCACTGCTGCATTCAGAGCTGAGGGGCTAGAACGTATCAAGATTGGTCTTGGTCAAATCAAGACGACGCTTGAAGAAATCGCTACTGATCCACGGGTCGTTAATGCCTTCAATGGCATGAACAAGAAAATCGCTTATGCACTAGGGCAGATTACAGGCTCTCTGGCAACTGTTGGAGTTGGTATCGGTGTTTTCCTTGCTGAAAGCATCGCAAATGGTCTAGGGCGCCAAAAAGAGCGTATTATTCGTTCTCTAGTGGCAGAATTTGAAAACACGGGCAATATGTTTGCTTCGGCCGGAAACATCGCTCAAGCGTTCGCAGACGGCTTCTATGACGTCATTACATCGACTGGTGCTATTCGTATCGGAAGTTCGGTTGTGTCGTCTATTTTAGCGATTCGTTCAAGTATTGTAGAGATTAGCTACAAGTTCGGTGGCGACCTTATGAAAGGTATCGAGCGAATTGTTACAGATAACATGCCTGGCATTGCTGAGATTTTCTCAAATACTTTGTCTGACATCGCTCCGATTTTCGAGAGTGCAGAACAAGCAATTAATGATATGGTCGACTCAATCAGTCGTTTGTATGATACTTACTATCGCCCAACGATTGAATTGGTTTCTAAAAGCATATCAAATATTATCGGCTCTTTTGTGAAAGGTTGGAACGAACACATCCAACCTATTATCAAGAAAATTGGTCAAGGTTTCTCCGATACAATCGGTAAGCATATTTCGCCAATGATCCAAAAGATTTTGGATATGGCATCTAGCTTCTATGAATTCTTTCAAGTTGTTGTTCAGTATGTATCGCCTGTCATTAGCTTTATTGTTGAACAATTAACGAGAGTTCTAGCTCCAACTCTTGAATATATCGGAGAAGTCTTCAGAGTATTATTTAATACTGCTGCAGATATTTTGGGAGGCGTAGCAGACTTCCTCAAAGGCGTGTTTGATATTATCACAGGTATCCTTACTAGTGATATGAGCAAGATTTTCGATGGCTTCACCGAAACGGGCGATGCTATTATGAACATCCTATCAGCACTCCTTAATGCATTGTTAGATTTGACAGTAGCAGCTTTGAAAGTTATCTGGGATACGATTGTGGCAATCTTCCAAGGGATTTGGGATGGTATCGTAGCTGTTTTCTCTCCGGTTGCAGAATGGTTTGCTGGTGTGTTTCAAGATGCATGGGATGGAATTGTTGCCATTTTCACGGATTTTGCAACATGGTTTGGTGATCGTTGGACTGAAGTGACTACTGCACTTTCAAACATCGGCACTTGGTTCAAAAATATGTTTCAAAGTGGCTGGGACGGGCTTACTGGTATTTTTGCTAATATCGGCACCTGGTTTGGCGAAAGATGGAACGATGTGACGACTGCGCTTGCTAACGTAGCTACTTGGTTCGGAAGTATCTTCAAAACAGCATTTGAAGCGGTCAAGAACGCATTCAGCACGATTGGTAGCTTCTTCTCTAGTGTGTGGACCACGGTCAAAAACATCTTCGTGAACGCAGGTCAAATGGTCGGTAGTGCAGTTGGTGGTGCATTCAAGAGCGCAGTTAACGCTGTTCTAGGCACGATTGAGAATGTTGTCAATGGCTTCGTTGGTATGATCAATGGCGTCATCGGAATGATCAACAAAATCCCTGGAGTGTCCTTAGGAAGCATTGGCTATGTCAGCCTTCCTCGTTTGGCCCGTGGTGGTATCGTTGATAGTCCTACCGTAGCCATGATTGGTGAAGCTGGTAAAGAGGTTGTTATGCCTCTTGAAAACACAGGCTTCTTACAAACTATGGGACGTGTTGTAGGTGGTGCCGTAGTCAACGCTCTAGGTGGTGGCTTGACACAGTCAAGTGGCTTCAGTGGTAGTGGTGACATCGTCATTCAAATCGGTGGGCACGAATTTGGTCGTGTGGCCATCCAAGAAATCAATCGAGAACAAGAACGTGCAGGACAAGTCTTGCTTAACATTTAAAGGGAGGTAAAATGGCACGCTTAATCATTAACGGGGTGGCTGTTAAGCCTCCCAAATCTTTTCAAGTCGGTATCCAGGATATCGACGGAGAAACAGGGCGTAACGCAAACGGAGACATGGTGCGTGACCGTATCACGACCAAGCGCAAATTAGATTGTGAGTGGGGCATGCTGACTCAAGAAGAAATGAGTCAGCTTTTAAATGCCGTATCGCCTGAATTCTTTCAAGTGTCTTATCCGGATCCGATACATGGTCAAACAACAAAAACATTTTATGTTGGCGACAGAACGGCTCCTAGTTATTCGTTTACAAACGAACTCAAGCCATGGTCTGGTGCTAAATTTAATCTGATAGAAAGGTAGGTTTTAAAACATGGATGTATTCAGACGACAGAAATTCAATGAAGCGATGTTTGCTAAAAACCGTACTCTTGCTATCAGAGTAGGACAGTATCAATCAAGTGATATCAAAGAAGCGCATTTTGATTATGGCTATATTAAGGGTGACACTTATAAGCCTGGTGGGACTTGCGCAGGTAGTGGTAAGATTACATTTACAAGTATTGTCACGACATTCAATAAGCTAGATAAGATTTATCCCGAAATCGGCCTTTTGGTCGACGGAACCTACGAATGGGTGAAGATGGGTGAATACTTCATCAATGATATTGAAATCGACCGAAATCGTAACACTACTACATTAGAACTCATGGATGGGATGTTTAAACTGAATCATGAGTATGTCACGGATTTGACGTTCCCGGCAGAAATCAGACAAGTTATTAAAGAAATCTGTTTAAAGGCTGGTGTAGAACTAGCAAATGAAAACATGGATATTGCATCCATGAACTATGCAATCGAGACGAAACCAAAAGAGAAAAAAATGACATTCAGAGATGTGTTGAGTTTAGCCACTCAAATGCTCGGAATATCTTGTTTTTTTAACCGAGAAGGGAAACTTGAAATCAAAGAGTTGACCGAATCAGGTATCGTGATTACCGCAGATAATTACTTCTTACACGGTTTAACTAGAAGCGAAGTCGAGTATCAGATTGCAGGTATTACTTGCAAGAAAGATAAAGAAGCGCTGACTGTCGGAACTCGCACAGGTCGTTCACTTGAAATCGAAAATCCGTTCATGACTCAATCGATTTTGGATAATCTTTATCACAAAATTAAGGACATCAGGTATTATCCATTCAATTTGAACTTTCAAGGGCATCTGTTGCTTGATGTTGGCCAATGGGTCACAATCAAAACCAACAAGGGAGAAACGTTTAAAACTCCTGTATTGAGTCAATCTTTTAGTTTTAAAGGCGGTCTTCGTAGTCGTATCAGTGCTGATAGTAAATCAGGGAATGATGCGCAGTATTCATACGCAGGAAGCATTACTAAGAAAATTGAACAATTTAGCGAGTTTGAAAAACAACTTCAAAACCAAATTGAAGAAGCGGACAGAGGGTTCGATGCCAAGGTTGACCAAATTAAGCAAGATTTCAATGAACAAATAGAACTTGCCAAAGCCAAAGCAGAAGAAAACAAGCGTGCTCTATCAGATGAAATCGACAATCGATTCTCAGGTTTCGATAGCAGCATGAACGAGAAGCTCGAAGACCAGCGAACCAAAATTGAAGAGATTCGAGCTATTGGTTCAACAGTTACTCAGACCGCTGAAGAAGCTTTGGAAGAAGCTAGAAACGCTCTTGAGTCTGCTAATACTTCTAAAGATTTGTCCAATTCAAACTTTGCTAAAATCGAGCAGATAACAGACAGAATCAGAACACTTGTGACCAAACAAGAGGTTGACCCTTTAACCGACAGGTTGAGGATTGCTGAAAACAGAATCGAAGTCCAGGCTGACCAGATTATCGAGAAATTATCTCGTACTGATTTTGACAGATTGGCCAATGACAGAGGTTTTCAAAATGCGACTCAAGTCCAGAACACAGTCAAGAACTCTGTTGACGGATTTCAAAGGACCATCTCACGAATTGAAACAAAACTGAGAGATGTTATTAGAAACGATAATCTCTTGCAGAATTCTTCCATCATTCCTTCTGGAAATGGGTTAGAAGGAACCTGGGGATTAAATGGTTCTGGTGGTAATGGTAATACTGAAGTAATCACGCTCACAGATGCCCCTCATACCGCTATCAAAAAGGGTATTCGGATTGTAAATAATACAAACGGTGGAAACAAAGATATCGCACAAGGTATTAACTTGGTTGTCGGTGAGAAATATACAATATCTTGCTGGGCAAGGGTAGTCAAACCACAAGCTCGCATCTTGTTACGAACTTGGACAAAAAATAGGACAACTGTTTTATTAGAAAAACAAATCACGAATAGTGATTGGGTTAGATATCAGTACACTTTTACTGCCGATTCAGTCTATAACTTAGTCCAATTTGGTCAAAACGGAAATGGTAGTCTTGAAATCTGCGGTATGAAACTTGAACACTCTGACCGCATGACTGACTACGATGTCAACACTTCTGAAATCGTGAGTGTCGCTGATTTTAACGATGTAGTCGATACCGTTAAGAGTCACGCTCAAACGATTCAGAGACAGAATGAGTCTATTTCTCAAGTGCTTCAAACTGCTGATGGATTGGTTAACCGTGTATCTAATTTCTTGGATGACTTTAACCTTGTATATGATCCAACGAATTTTAGCAAGTGGACCAAGAAACAAGCAGAAGCGAATGTTATCGAAGTTCAAGCTGGCACTAAGTTGCTACGAATTACCAACACTGGCAAATCTCAAGCAGTCTATCACGGATTCGCATTGCCACTTAATACCTCTACTTTCACGAATGGCGAAAAGCTAAGTTATCGCATTGAAGCATGGGTAGATGTACTGCCAGATGCACCGCTTGGAATTGAATTGTGGAACGATAACAGTGTTATTGCGTCTGACCGAGTGACTTTCAACAAAACCGGCATACAAATCATTACAGGTACGATGACGGTCAATAAAACGGTAACGAAAACAAGAGAATTTCCTCTTGAAATTTGGTTGATGAAGAACGGACAAGTTGCTATTGGACAAGTTTCTTTAATCCGTGGTGACAAACCGCCTAAAAAATTCAGTGACAACACATCTACACAAGATGTAGTCACTCAAACTCAAGTCTCACAGCTGAATAATTCCTACGCAATCCAAACCTTAACTGGTCCAGGTGCGATTTCTTCTCAAATCAATCTGAATAGCAATAATATTCTGATTGAAGCTGCTAAAATCCGTTTAAAAGGTAGAACTCTACTAGATGAAATCACAGCTATCGATGGTTATTTTAAGCGTTTATTTGTGGGCGATGCACGGATTGGAACATTGAACACTGATATCATTCGCTCGAATTCAATTTCAGCAGATAAGCTGATATTTGACACAGCTCTAGCACGAAAACTTGTAGCTAGTGATGTGTTTACGGACACTTTAGCAGCTAAGACTGCTTTCATCAACAAGCTACGCTCAGTAGTAGTATCTGCCACCTTACTTGAAGGTTACAAAGGCAAAATCGGTGGATTCCAAATCGGTACCCATGACAAGGACCCGACTGTTTTCTGGTTGACTGGAAGCAATAGCTTTAGAGTTGGTATGTCAGACGGTGGATGGAAAACAGGACAAACTGCTCTCTGGGTGAACTGGGGAAATAACTGGGGGACACCAGGAAATTATGCGTGGTTCGTGAAAAACACTGGTGAAATGCATTGTTACAACACTGCAAGATTCTGGAACACACCTGTTGTCAACGGTGACCTTCGAGTGACAGGTAAAATCTTTTATGACAACAGAGCTTCAGGTGGTAAGTATGGGTTCTGGATGAACTCAACTAGATATACCGACATTGAAGCTAGTAACGGATATCTCTATCTTTATCTCGAAAACAGAACGTACGACTGGATTACGCTCAACAAGGACTTGTCAGACCGTCGATACAAGACTAATATCCAAGATAGCCAAGTCAATGGACTAGATGTTATTGAAAGACTCAAAACCTACTCTTATCGCAAAGAATATGATGGTAAAGTCGAAGATATTTCATGCGGTATCATGGCTCAAGATGTCCAAGAAGTTGCTCCGGAAGCTTTTCTGGAAAATCCAGACGGTGCTTACTCGTATAACACATTTGCATTATTGCCTTATCTTATCAAGGCCATTCAAGAATTGAACAAAAAAGTAGAAAGGTTGGAAACAACATGAACGAACAAGACAAGCAGATTAGTAGTCTGACGATTAAATCACTAGCTGAACGAGTCAGCAATGAAGCTACTCAATCAGCCACGCTTGAAGCTCTATACACAGTCACTGCAATGGAGCTTGAGCAGATGAAACGAATCATCGAATCAGATGAAGAACTTAAAGCAAAATTTGAAGAAGTGAAAGGAAAAATGACAAATGGCAATTAACAACTACACACTCGCAACTAAACCTTATACTCGTGGTTTTGGAGACAAAACTACAACCGTCGTAGAAATCCGTTTACAAGACGGAAATCGCTACACAACCAACCAACGTGAATTGGCCGGTGACCGCACACAAGACCAAGAAGATGTGCTTATCCAAGCAGTATTGGACATGGTTAAATCTGAATTAGACCCAGCGAATGCAATCGTTAAGGCTCAACAAGACTTGGAATCAACCAAGACCAAGCAAGATGAAATGCAAAAACTTATCAAAGCTCAACAAGAAGCCAATACAATCACTCAACGCATGATTAAGGTTATCGTTGTCAATTCGGTTATGAGTGAAAACATCACTTATGGTACAGTCTACAAAGACCTTGTAAGTCTCTTGCCAGCAATGCGAGTTGGTGAAACATATTTTGAAGGTGATTTGGTAACAATCACAGATCCAGAATATGTTGAGAAAAACGGTGAAGGTAATAATGTTATCGTTCAAATGAACCGTGAATTTGAATATACTGGTCAAACTATCCAAGAGCTTGAAGGCGACCTATCTCGTAATGGAGTGTTAGCAGTATGGCGCTGGGTGGCACCAAAAGCTGACCATATCTAAGAGGTAGCTTATGCAAGATTTAGCATTCCATGAATTATTAGAGCACCTCAAAAACCTATCATACAGTCCTTACATTCATTTCTTTTTTTGGTTGATGGTTTTAGATATCGTGACAGGATACATCAAAGCATTTAAGACTAAGCGATTTGATAGCAAGGTTGGAACAATGGGATTGATTCGTCATTTCGTTGTATTTCTTGTTATCTTGCTGGTGGCCATGTATTCACGGTCATTGGGATTTCGTAGTTTTGGGATAGCCTGGACAATGTTTTTCTCATTCAATTACTTATTCTCAGTAATTGAAAATTGGGAAATGATTGGACTAGCTTTTCCAGATTTCTTAAAACCGTATATCAACCAAATTAAGAAAGACAATGCTCGTAAGATTGGTCAGTTGTTGGTCAATATTGACCAAAAGGACAAAATCGAAGTTGAAGTAAAGGAGAAAGACGATGCAACAAATCAATGAAATCATCATCAATGCAGCCATTAGTGTTCTTGTCATTTTGGCTGGAATTGCAGTCAAATCAATCAAGGAATACCTGGTAAAAAAAGGTGGCGAACAGACGGTCAAGATTGTCGAAATCTTAGCCAAAAATGCGGTCAATGCAGTTGAACAGGTATCAGCTGAAACTGGATATAAAGGCGAAGAGAAGCTAGAACAAGCTCGAATCAAAATCCGGGCAGAACTTAACAAGTATAATATCGGCATGACTGATAAAGACCTTGATACATTCGTTGAATCTGCAGTCAAGCAGATGAATGATGCCTGGTCTGAAAAATAAATCAAGAGAACCTTTTTAGGTTCTCTTTTTACTATTTTCAAGAAAGGAGCGACATTTGAAAAAAGTCATCGAAAAGAATCTTGAAATCACATCGAGTAATAGAGATGTGGATAGACTCTATCAAGAATTCTTCAGTATGGACAAGAATATCGCTGGATTCAAATTCACTCTTGAGAATCTAACAGCTAACAAGGTCATTTGCTTATTTTACTTCAAAAAGTCTAAACGATACTCAACAGTCAATGCGACAATCGAAGATAATACCTTCACTGTCAAATTTGACACATCGTTGATAACAATGGATGAACCTGTCGTAGGATACATCTACTTTGAAGAGATTGAAAAATCGGCAGACGTGTATAGCTTCCAATTCAATGTTCGAGTTAGTGAACTTGATAAGTCTAAGAATGCGCCTGTAATCGAGCAGAAGACAGGTCGCATCGTAGACATCGATAGCATTGTTACTAGATCAGAATTAGAAGAAATCCTCAAGACTGTTCATGTTAATGGTTCAGTATACGATGATTCAGAAATCATTAAACGTTTGGCAGCATTAGAAGCTAAATCCGAAATCTATACAAGTCAATTCGCTACTAAGGACGAACTGCGGAACATTTCTCTGACTCCTGGACCAAAAGGCGACAAGGGAGAACCAGGGCCGATTGGTCCTAAAGGAGCAGATGGTGAACGTGGGCCACAAGGTGCAACTGGTGAAACTGGACCAAAAGGGGCAGACGGGTTACAAGGCCCTCAAGGATTGCAAGGTTTACAGGGTGAGCGTGGTCGAGATGGAGAGCCAGGACCTCGTGGAGAACGAGGGGAACAAGGTGCCGACGGCTTACCTGGACCAGTCGGACCTCAAGGACCTATTGGTTTAACTGGTCCTAAAGGTGAAAACGGTCGTGACGGTGTTGGTATCCCTCAGAGAATCAGCATCAATGGAAACATCGTGTCACTTTCCGACGGCGGTGGAAGTATTATCTTACCATCAAGTGCAAATGCAAGCGGACAAGTCAATCAATATGAAATCCACGGAACTGGTATGCCAAACGGGAAAGTAGTTGCACCAGTCGGAACTACTTACGTTGATACCGCAGTAACAAATGGCGCTCTCAAATGGATAAAGCGAAAAGGGAACGACAATCAAGGCTGGGAAGTCTTGACGGGCGACACTGGTTGGCGAACGCTGAATATTGTTTCAAAACTAGGTGCGTCTTATCTTAAAGTACGCAGAAAGAATGATACAGTCATGTATCAATTCGGTGGGCTCTCTTGGGGGTGGTTTGGTATTGTAAGGCGTGGTGGCGCTGGGTATCAAGTCCAGCCATCTGATCGCGAAAGAAACTGCTTTATTTTAGGTTTAGGCGGTGTCCCTGTAGGATTTAGGTCAGAGTTTAGCCTGATAGGTGGGATTTACAACGACAAGGGAGTGCCTTATGGCACCTGGTACTTAGGAGGAGTGGGAGACAGTAACATGCTACGCTTCCAATTTACTGATCCAGTCCCTACCGATAGGGACATCGGAGATATTCGAGTAAGTGCAATATCTTACTTGACTAGTGAGCCGTGGCCTAATGTCTTACCATAAGAAAGGAAAAATATAAATGACAATTAACATTGAGAATGCTATTGCTTGGATGAAAGCTAGACAGGGGCAAGTCTCTTATAGCATGGAAGAACGAGATGGAGATAGCTCTTATGATTGCTCAAGCTCTGTCTACTACGCTTTGAGGAGCGCTGGAGCAGTATCAGCAGGATGGGCTGTCAATACAGAGTATGAACACCAATGGCTGATTAACAACGGCTACACTCTTATCTCAGAGAATACACCGTGGAGTGCTCAGCGTGGAGATATTTTTATCTGGGGTAGAAAAGGTGCTAGTGCTGGTGCTGGTGGACATACAGGTATGTTTATTGATAGTGATAACATTATTCATTGTAACTATGCTTACAACGGTATCTCTATCAACGATCATGATGAGAGATGGCTAGCAGCCGGGCAGCCTTATTATTACATTTACCGCTTGACAAATCCAAACGCTCAGCCTGAAAAACCTAAAAAAGGCTGGCAGTCGGATGATAAAGGCGATTGGTACGCTCGAGCAAACGGCTCTTATCCTAAGAGTGAATTTGAGTACATCGAGGAAAACAAATCATGGTTCTACTTCAATGCTGAAGGATATTGCGTGAAATCCGACTGGGTATTCCACACAGACGGAAAATGGTACTACTTTGAAGAAGATGGATACATGGTGTCGAGCTGGAGGAAAATCAACAATAAATGGTACTATTTCAATCGTGATGGTTCAATGCAAACCGGCTGGGTGAAATACTATGAGAAATGGTATTACTTGGATGGTCAAAACGGCGACATGAAGTCAGATTGTTTTGTTAAATACAACAATGGCTGGTACTTGCTACTTCCTGACGGTCGCATGGCTGAAAAAGAAGCATTCAACGTAGAGCCTGACGGGCTCATTACAGCAAAATAAAAATAAAGCATAGAAAGGCTTTCAGAATTTAATTACACTTGACCGCTCAGTTTTGAGCGGTCTTTTTTTGTGCTCTAAAAAACACTCTCGCCCCAAACTCGCCCCAAAAGTTTTTTAAAGTTATCCTTTTTTATCCTAAGATAAAAACAAAAAAGCCCGTAAAATTGGGCTTTCTTTTCGGATAAATTCCTATAAAATAGGTAAAAAAAGGCGGTAGACGGATTTGAACCGACGATCAAGCTTTTGCAGAGCCGTGCCTTACCACTTGGCTATACCGCCTTAACTTTTATTATTATACCTTGAAAATTGTTTCTCGTCAATAGTTTTCTTTTCTGAAAACATAAGATTCAAATGTTTAAAAAAACATGCGACAAAATATTCTGAAAATTCGTTTACTTTTTAAAAAAACTGTGGTATAATTTTCAATATCCACAATTTAAAACGAGGAGTTTATAAAT